AGCGGTTGTAAAGAGAGCGATTAAACTAACGACGGTTGATTATGGAATAACTGAGGGTCTACGGACACTAGAGACTCAGCGAAAGTATGTGGCTGCTGGGAAATCGCAGATTTTAAACAGTAAGCACATTGAGGGTAAGGCCGTAGACTTAGTGGCCTATGTAGGTGGTTCGGTTTCTTGGGAACTCAATCTCTATGATAATATTGCGGATGCTATGGCTAAAGCCGCAAAAGAATTACAGGTTCCTCTTCGTTGGGGTGCTGCTTGGAATGTTCCAGACATTACAAAATGGAGTGGGACTATGGAAGCAGCTATGAACCATTATATTGATGCAAGAAGAAAAGAAGGTAAGAGGCCTTTTATTGATGGGCCTCATTTTGAACTAGTATGATTATAAGCAGAGCAGACATTCCCACAGACGTCATAGTGCAATACCCAAATGCATTTATGAAAGTGCCTATCGCTAATTACTTAAGAGAGCTAGAGATAGACCCACTTCCATCACAAATTGCAGTAATAAATGGTATTAACAACCCAAAGTATCGTTTTGGGTGTGCTGCTCTGTCTCGCCGTCAAGGCAAGACTTATATTGCCAACGTCGTGGGCCAGGTAGTTTCACTAGTACCCGGCTCAAACGTTTTGATTATGGCACCAAACTATTCTCTATCCCAAATCTCATTTGACTTACAACGCGCACTTATTAAAAGATTTGGACTAGAAGTAACGAAAGATAACGCGAAAGATAAAGTAATCGAGCTTTCGAATGGTTCTACTGTTCGTATTGGTTCTGTAAATCAAGTAGACAGTTGCGTAGGTCGTTCTTACGACCTTATTATTTTCGATGAGGCCGCACTTACTGATGGTATGGAAGCCTTCAATGTCGCACTAAGACCAACACTAGATAAACCTAGTGCAAAGGCCCTATTTATCTCGACTCCCCGTGGAAAAAATAACTGGTTCTCGAAGCTATTCGAAAGAGGCTTCTCGGACGAGTTCCCACAGTGGTTCTCAGTAAAGGCGACTTACAAAGATAATCCTAGAATGACAGAGGAAGACGTTGCGGAAGCCCGTAAGTCAATGTCAGATGCGGAGTTTAGACAAGAATATGAGGCCGACTTCTCCACGTTCGAAGGCAAGATCTGGCAGATTAAAGAATCCTGCGTTCGCAAGTTTGAACTGGATTATAGAAAGTGTGATATTTTTGCTGGACTCGATCTCGGATTTAGAGACCCTACCGCTTTCGCAGTATGCGCTTACAATTGGTCAGATGAAAAATTCTACATTACAGATGAATATCTAAACAATGAAGAAACTACTTCTGGACACGCTAAAAATATTAAAGATTTAATGGATAGATGGAATATAGACCAAATCTATATTGACTCCGCTAACCAGCAGCAACGCTACGATTTCGCGCAAGAGTATGATATTCCTACTATGAACGCTAAGAAATCTGTTTTAGATGGTATTGGATATATCGCGTCACTAGCTGACAATGATAGAATCATAATTGATCCAGAACTAAAGAAAGTACTATACGCGGTTGACCAATATCAATGGGACCCAAATCAGAATTTACAAAAAGAAAAGCCACTACATAATGATGCGTCCCACATGGCCGACGCTATTAGATATGCGCTTTATAGCTATAAAACTAGCGTAGGAGGGTTTTAATGTACGTTATATACCAGGGCGAAGGCCTACTAATCCCCGCTGTAGTTACTGGAAGTAAATCTCTTATTTCTGGACTTACAGCCGTAATCAAAAGCTCCAAAAGAGGAGAAGTACCACTAGAGTCTGATCCCGTTTTACTTTCTTTCGCAGTGTCAGATTATACTAGCGCAGAAGTAACAAATGGTTATCTATTTACTTTAGCAAACACGAATACTTTAGTTCCAGGAATCTATTATGTTAATTTTGAATACATTGTAAATGCAATTACATTTAAAGGAATCCCTAAAAAGATAACAGTTAAAGAAAGTGTTATATGATTACACTACTAAACAGTTTAGAACCTGTAGCTAAAATTGACTGGGCCGTTTATACACTTCCAGCACAGATTGACTGGCTACACTCTGGAAAGAGAATTTTAGAAGATCCAGACCAACTTCGAGTGGCTTCTGGCCCCGCAGAAATAGTACCCACTGCAGTATTTAATATTGCTTTTTATAAGTGGGGATCAATAGGATGGTAACATTATGTCAGTAGCATTTTATAAAGTAGTTGTGTTGCCCCCAGTATTATTACCAAACGCATTCTACTTCGTAGAAAATAATAATTATGCAGAATCTTATTTAACAGATGATGCTGGGGTGGCCAAAAAGATTGGTAATACCCAAATGATTCAGGAACTCACACAAAATATTAACGCGGGTTTCTTTACCTAATAAGTTATTATCGTACCAAGGGTAATTTGTACCTTGACATTATGCCTTTAAAATAATATAATTGCGAAAGAAGAAAAGGAGATAAAAATGTCTGGAGCACCACTGCTTCGTGAGCCCATCAAATATATTAGAGACCGAGCCAAGGCTAGGTACAATAAAGGCTCCGAGTGTGAAATTTGTAGTTCTATAGAGTCTTTAGACTTTCACCATTACTATACAATGACTCCATTATTTAATAGGTGGACCAAAGCCAAGGGTTACATAGTTAAAGTAGAGGACGATATCTTGAAAATCAGAGATGAGTTTATTCAAGAAGAAGAAGATAAAGTCTATAACCAAACTGTAACGCTTTGCCACATGCATCATATGAAGCTCCATAGTGTATACGGAAAAGACCCTGCTCTAGCTACTGCTGAAAAGCAAAAGAATTGGGTACGGATTCAAAAGGAGAAATATGAAACTAGGTAATTGGCTTGTAGAAAAGCTTAATCCTGGCCAGCGCTGGATTTCCTATATGGAATCTGAAAGCTCTAGTGCCGAGCCAGAGCGTAGTTATATATATTACTACGAAAATTTAGAGATTGTTAATAGAGCCGTCAATATGATTATTGATGATGCCTCAGAGATTAATTTTAAAGTAGGAGCCGATAAGATTGGAATTCCTAAAGTCAGTGGAGTCAAAAGAAAGACTGTTGAATCTTTACTAAATATTCAACCAAATCCTTTTCAAGATCTGAATTCTTTTAGACGAAATATGTATATGGACCTACTACTAGATGGTAACGTGTTCTTATATTGGGACGGAAATCATCTTTATCAGCTACCAGCAAATAAAGTAACGGTAATATCCGATGAACGCACATATGTCGAAAAATACGAATTTCAAGGTACTATAGATTTTAAAGTAGAAGAAATTATTCATATTAAAGACAATAGCGCGCAGTCCCTTTATAGAGGCTCATCTCGGTTAAGACCCGCATTAAGAACTATGAAGCTAATGAAGTCCATGAGAGACTTTCAGGATAACTTCTTTACTAATGGAGCAGTACCAGGACTTGTTATTAGAAGCCCAGATGTACTAAGTGCCAGAATTAAAGAAAGAATGAAAGAAGATTGGAAAGCATCTTATAGACCACAATCTGGAGGACGCAACCCTCTAATTTTAGATGGTGGAATGGAAGTTGACTCAATTACCAATTTTAACTTCAAGGACTTAGACTTTACTACTTCTATTGAGTCAAACGAAAAGATAATCTTAAAATCTCTTGGTGTACCTCCGGTACTAGTAGATAGTGGAAATAACGCGAACCTAAGACCAAATCACAGATTATATTATCTAGAAACAATCATTCCTGTAATGAAGAAAGTTAACTCAGCACTTCAAATGTTTTTTGGATTCGAAATCGTTGAGAATATATCTGGTATTCCAGCATTACAGCCAGAGTTAAGAGATGAAGCTGCTTTCTATTCAACACTTGTAAATGGAGGTATTATTACTCCCAATGAAGCGAGAGAAGGATTAGGCCGCGAAAAACTCGACGGACACGATGATGTAAGAATACCCCAGAATATAGCAGGAAGCGCTGCTAACCCTTCAGTGGGTGGTAAGCCTCCTCAAGATAATACAGGAAACGATTAAATGACTAGAAAAACAAGTATAGTAGAACAGATCGGGTCTTACTTTGCCGCAAAGGGTAAAGTTATGACTGCCGATGAATATAAAAATGAAAAGGATACTCCAATTAGATTTCAACTAGTTAAGAGAGGAATTGGTTCATGGTCACGACTATTAAATATGGTCGGTGATATTAGCCAGTATTCTCCTGTAATAATTACTAAAGAAGTCTTCGTACAAGAGCCTGTTGTAGAAGCAGTGCCTACGGTAGAAGTAGAGCCTGTTGTTGAAGCAGAGACAGTAGCCAAAGTTAAGGGAGCTTAACTATGGCTAGAGTAGGTGGAGAAGATATTGATTTAACTCCTACCGATGGTATGGCCAAAGAAGCACAAAAAGCACTAGACTGGAGAAAAGACGGATTCGACGGTGGTACTGCTGTAGGACTTGCAAGAGCGAGACAACTCGTTAATAAGCAAGAACTATCGCCAAGTACAGTTCGTAGAATGCACAGTTTCTTCAGCAGACATGAGGTTGATAAACAGGGTCAGGGATTCAGTCCCGGAGAACCTGGTTTTCCATCTAATGGTAGAGTTGCTTGGGCACTATGGGGTGGAGACCCCGGCCAGACATGGGCAAGAGCTAAGAGCGCTACACTAGATCGTCTTGAAGGTAAAAGTATTGATTATACAAAAGATTACGCGGAAGACGAAGAAGTGAATACAGATTTTGGTGCGAGTTGCCCTGCTGTTACACATGATGATGAGTTAAATAAAACAAATCACATGGTAACTATTGAGCAGGCAAATTTAGGTCCAGCGGACCCCGTAGCCCAAAGTGACGCATACTGGTCTTTTATGGCAGAAAAATGGATGGTCTCAACAGATGAAGCCAGAGTTCGCCAGTGCCAAAATTGTGAGTACTATAATAACTCACCAAAAGTTCTAGACTGTTTAAAGTCTTCTACTCTTAAGGCATCAGATCTTCCAGTTACTCCTAAATGGGCAGATGTTTCGGCACCAAGTGGTTACTGTACTAAGTGGGACATTACCTGCACAAGTACTAGAACTTGCTTATCGTGGGAACCCGGCGAAGAAGAAAAGGAACTAGATGATATGGATGATTCTGAAGAAACAGTGGATTTAAACGAGCCACTAGGGGGCGGCCCAAACCTTGACGATCAAATGATGCTTTTAGCCGCAAAGAAAGCTACTACTAAGATGTTTACATTTGATACTATATTAAAGGCTGTAGACACCGGTCAAGATGGGGAACTAAAAATTGAGGGGTACGCAAGTAGTACTGCAATAGATAGATCCGCAGATGTAATTTTAGCCAGTGCCTGGACAAAGTCGGGCGGGTTAAATAACTTCCAAAGAAATCCAATCTTACTCTTCAACCATAACTATGATAAGCCAATTGGCAAAGTTATAGCTATGGGTACTGATAGTAGAGGATTAAAGATTAATGGCGTAATTAGCAAAAGTGCTGGAGACGTTTATAATCTTGTTAAAGAGGGCGTATTATCAACTTTTTCTGTAGGCTTTTTAATTAAAGATGCAGAATATGATAAGCAAAACGATGGATTAATCATCAAAGACGCAGAACTTCTCGAAATATCAGTGGTATCCGTACCATGCAATCAAGATGCTACATTCTCAGTAGCCAAATCATTTGATAGTCAAAATGACTATCTTACTTTTAGAAAACAATTCGAAAACGCCACAAGTATTCAGCCAATCGTTGAATCTGAAGGCTCATCAGAGGTCGCTGAAAAGGCGTCAAGGAAAATTAAAATGGACGATACAACAAACGAAATGATTCAGAAGGCAGTAAGCGATGCTCTAGCAGCTAAATCAGCTGCAGATGCTGCTCTAGCCGAAAAGGCAGTTGCTGAAAAGGCAAGCACAGATAAGATTGTAGCACAGGTTATTGCTTCATCAGAAGAAAAACTATTTGCTGAACTAGAAAAGCGTTTCAAGGACGACAATACAGACCTAAATGCAAAGCTCGACGGTCTACGCACAGAACTAGCTGAAAAGTCAGTTGAACTACAGAATCTTGCTACAAGCAAGAGAGTATTCGCAGATCGCAGCGGCAGCAACAACTCATGGGAAAAAGAATTCGGAAAGGAAGCTGATGATGCTTACCTACTAGGCCGCATCACAGGTAAGGGCTATAATACAGACTTTGCTCGTAATCTTCTAGAAAAGGTTAATGCACATTCTTCAGTTCAGGTTTCAACTGATAACTTCGAGCGTGAAGTTTCAATCAGCATTGAGCGCGATATCCAGAACGAACTAATTCTAGCCCCAATGTTCCGCGAAATCGTAATGACAACTGCAAGCATGGTAATGCCTATCATGCCAGATACTAACTATGCTACAATCAGCACAGCAGCCGCACTTCCAGGTACACCAGCAAATGGTACAATGGATGCTCGTGGTGCAGCAGTAGGCGCAGGCGCAGGCGTTGCTCTAACTGAAATCGAACTACGCACAATCAAAATGATTGCAAAGAGCTATCTAGGTAACGAAACAGAGGAAGATGCAATTCTTCCAATTCTTCCACTACTACGCGAAGGCATGATTCGTCAGCACGCACGTGGTGTTGAAAATCTAATTCTTCTAGGTGGTGCCGCAGACGGTGC